GCACAAGCCTCAAGAGACAATGGCTCTTTAACACCACGCTGCAATACATACTCAGCAAGCATAGTATCAAAAACTGCACCATCATACTTGAAGCCTGACTCCCATAACCAGAGTAAATCATATGCTACGTTGTGGCAGATGAGTACAGTAGCATTATCTAAAAACCATTGCACACGATCACTATAGTCACGCCCACTGATATGCTCTTCATGGTCAAATGGGAAGTGCTGCTCCACACCTTGATCTGTGAGTACACCAACCATAGTCAATGAGTTAGTAGGCTCAAATGGGTCTAGGTGCATCTTACCGTCACGATGCGTTACTGTATTCTCTACGTCTAGTGTTAGCTTCATGCTGTATACCTCGCTGTCTGATATTCTAATTGACAGTGTACACTACCATGCCAGCCTGTCAACTTATTTTTTACTACGTTGAGGTGGCGTTCAATATCTTCTTCATCCTGTCCTTGCACTGGTGGGTTCTTAGCTATCAGTATCATCAGGTCAGCTTCAGCAGCTTTACCTGTACGTGAACCTTCCATCATAGACTGATTTAATACAACCTTACCTTCGGCATCAGCAGACAACTGTGACATATAAAACATAGCACAATTATACTGTTTAGCAATCATACGTGCATGGATAGCGTTAGCCTTGAGTGCCTCATCTAAACGTGCAAACCCACCCGTCTTTGCAAACTTATCACCCATGTCCAATAGAACTAAGTCCGGCTTGTATGCCTTACATACACTCTCTACCCAATTCATGTCACGTCCTGTAGCATCTTTAATCTTAATACGTTCCTTCACTGGTGCGTACAAGTCTCGTGCTTTACTTGGATTAGCCTTGATCTCTTGCATAGTCATACCTGTAGCTGCAGTCAAGTATCTTGCACCCACACGATGATAACCTTCTTCATTACATAAGATAATACAGTTAGCACCTTGATGAGCAAACCCACCCGGACTAGCAATCAAACTGGCGTGAAAAGATGTCTTACCTGTGTTGGGTCTAGCACCAATCTCAATCAAGTGACCAGCGTTAACACCTTCTACCTTACGTACTAGAGTAGATATGTTGAATGTCCATCGTGCCTCAAGGTCATTACGTGCAAGCAATGTTTCCATGTCGATGTCATCCCACTCAATGTTTAGGTTAGGCGTAAAGTCATCACCATATTGCTCAAGCATCTGACGTAATGGCTCAAGACTGGACTTGTCACCATTCACATAGTCAAAACCTAAGTTAGCAATATCTTCACCTATAACCTGTTGAAATAGTTTAGATAATACTTCTTGCGCTACATCACCACCCATAGGCTGCTCTCGTTTGATCTGACCAAAGAGGCTAGTGTATGAGGCTTTCTGCGCTGTAGTCAATGTAGGATTGTTAGCCATGAACAAGGCTTCAATCTCATCAGGCGTTACAGTACGTTCATACCTGTCCATAGCTGCGTCAATAGCTTTCTTGATTTTACGCACGTCTGAACTAAACAACCTGTCGGGACAGCGAGAGCCACGATGATCCTCGTAGAACTCTCTATCCATTAAACTTCTAATTAATGCTAATTCCATTTAAATTCTCCATATCTGTCGGGTCACGATATTTTATATCATCTTTCAAACGTAGTACACGAACATCGTTCACGTGTCCACGCAATTCTTTTGCCATAGCCAAAGTCTTTGGTAAAGCATCGGGGTCTAATGCTATGACTGCTGTCGAGAACTGTGCAAGATACCTTTTATGCGATTCTTGCAGAGATGTTCCAAGAAGCGCAACCCCGACAAAGTTACCGTAACCAACAACGGCTGCACTTACACAGTCCTCAACAACTACTGCGACTTTACCACAACCATACGTGTATGGCAAGCCACTTTTTCCATATCTTTTCCATTTAGGTAGACGATGACCAGATAATGACCTGCCTGTAGCATCTACCATCTTACCTTTGTGTATAACAGGAAACACCACACGGCTTTCCTTTACGTCATACAACAAACCTAATTCATCCACATCCAATCCCCACGTAGCGCACCATCTATTCATGTACAGATTGTCACGATGAGGTATGATGTACGTAGGTAACTCAAATGTGTCTGTAGCAAATTCTTCTGCACCAGCAAAGCCAGCCTTTATATCATCTACAGATAGATGTACACGTGTACTACCTGATACAGAACATGATACCTTGTAACAATTCCATACAAGACTACCCATATTGTTGGTAGCTGTAAATGTTTTATATCCTTTACAGATAGGACAGTTCATTCTTCTAGTCTCACCATTACTAAGACTTAAATCACTTACTATGTTATATATATTATTCATGTAATATCACTTTCCTTTGCGGCAGTTGAATGCTTATATCACGACTTCTTACGTGCTGTCAAGGCATTATTTGCACTGACATACGTATTTTTTAAATACGGCTTAACCGACTGTGGGTTAGCGTGTCCTGTAACCGACATGATTTGTCCTATACCTACCTCTGCATCCACCATTTCTGTTACACCTGTACGCCTCAGATCAGACAGACGTAAATCTTTTGATAAACCTGCGTCATCCATTAGCATACGTGCATACATTGGTAGTTTATACATAGTATAAGGTTGATACACACCTTTGAATGGCGTAGGTTTAGGTGCTACATACTGCTGAAACCCAAAATCTTGCTCTTGTTGTATAAGCATATCAAGTAAGTCATCGTCAATAGGCAACTCAACCTGTGCATTTCGTTTAGATTGTTGAATAATGACACGTTTAGTCTCAAAATTTAACATATCCCACGTTAATAGTCTCATGTCACCTACTCGCTGACACCATTCGTATGCCATGTGAGCAATCAAACCTATGTTACGAGTGCTAAAATCGCTGTACGCAGCGTCTAGCAGTTTCTTGACATCCCCCTTCGTCCATACTACCTTACGTGGCTGTGTGGCTCTCCTACGTACCGTAGCGAAAGGATTGATGTTACAGTGTTCCATTCTTACAGCGTAGTTAAATAGTATTCTAGTGACAGCCATGATGTGATTCGCAGTCGAGATACCACGATCACACCATAGGTCATAGGATAACTTAGCTTGCTTGGTGGACATCTTAGTGACATCCACCTCGCCAATGACTACATTATCCACAGAAGTAGCCAATGAATTGGTCAAGCAATATAAATAATGTGCTTTAGTTTCATGCCGTAAGTTCTTGTAATCATGGGAAGAATAATATTCTTTAGCTACCTGTTTAAGTTTCATGCTGCAACAGCCATGAACTGTGGTGACTTGATCCAGTTAGCTACCTCAACTTCACGCATGAACAGAGACTTAGACTGTGTATCACTGCCAGTATTGCGTAGAGCAAAGCCATTACGTTCATCTGCATACGTTGCATAGTTAGTAAAGGCTGAGTACAATGCCCACAAATTACGTCCACGTGTAGCCACTTCCTGATTATATAAGCCATACATCTTCTCTGACTTACGATCTGACTTCATTATACCTTCAAGCATAGCCTTGACATCTACGTGCATGAGGCTAGTGTTAGCCCAACGCTGCATTTGTTCTGCCTGTGCAGTAAAGTCCTGCTGTGACCTGTGCAGTTCAGTAATGAACCTGTCGAGGCTAAAGTTACTGGTGTTTTTACGCATAACTTTACTGTGATCTCCTGTGATCTGTCCATTGAGACAGAAGAAGTCGATAGCACCAAAGATAGTCGTATTAGAACACGTGCCGTTGACACCATGCAAAGCAATAATACGCTTCATCAACGTAGTCTCATGCTTGTCAGTAGTAATCTTAGCTTTCACGTTAGGCAAGGTCATGTCCATCATAGCCCAACCATCTTTATGTGCGCTACGCCACTTGATTTCTGCACCTTCCATGTCATGTTCAGACAGTGTTTCAGTAGTCGTGTCCATGACATTGCGGAAGAAGTCACCATGATTAGCACACGTAAAGCCGTTGCCTACGATACCAATATAGTCACCTGTATTACTATTGATAACGTACTTCTTGTCATCAACTTTAGTCGGCTCAAACTCAACATCAAAGTCGAGGTGTTCTGGGATATATTCTAGCATAATAATTCTCCTATCGTTAATTGATACTCTGTTATATATTATATTCTCGCAAATGTCAATCTCTAAGATTGAATTGAAATCGTAATGTCTCCATTGCTTCTGACAATTCTTGTAAGTCAAAGGCAGACACGGCTCTGATACCACCCATGTCGGGATATAAGGCAACGTCAAGCACACTGTCTAGCAAATTATGTACAGATATAACAGCCGCACGTTGCTCCATAGATAGCTTGGCTATCCTGTTTCTACGATTGATGTGTTCTTTCTCACGCACATTTTCCCAATATGCTATGCGTTCATCTTGTGTCATGTTCTCTAGTTTTTTTGGCATATCTATTCTCCCATGTTTATTACTAAAGGTTTCTTCATCCAGAATGGTTTGTCTCTACCCTTGTTATACCTAGCGAACTTACTCTTGTCAAGAGTATAGAACGCACGATATGCAGCAATAGGCCAGTCTTCGTCTGTCTTGCAGTCATCGTGTCCACTGAAGCACTGTGGGTGTGGTGTGATGTCACCTTCTGGTATCAGGTCAATACCACCAGCTATCGCTTTGCTATGCTTACCTGCACCATGCCACTTGCCATACCTATGATGGTACTCACATAGCATGGAGCAGTAAAGTTCATAGGCATACTTGAAGTTAGCCCGTGTCTCCATAGCCCACAAGGTGCATGGGTGCTTCTGATGCACAGGCTTGTACAAGTCCCATGCCTCTGCGTAGAAGGGTGCATGATGCCACAGGCTAGTACATAGCATCTGTGCTTCTTCCAATGGCATCTTGACAATATGTTGGTCACACAGTGAACGTGCTATAGCATCTGTGTCATTCTCTATGATAAATCTATTCACCGCTACTTATCTCCTTTCACAATATCTCTTACATCAATACAAAAGCACTGCTGTTTAGGATAATCAAAGCCACGTTCTGTTGATGCCACATGACAGCCAGACAGGTACTCATGGCTAGACCATATCTCTAGGTGTATCTCTACTGGTGTCAGCGTACCCATGCAAGCCAACACCACGCCAGCTATCTCATTCATCTTCTGTCTCCCATTTTATATTCGGCATCCAAATCCATCCAAGCATTCTCGTAAGCATAATCCCAATTAGTATGATAGCCTGTAGCTATGTCATCATCGGCAATACACTTAGCCCAATGGTCAAGACTAGGCTCATGGTCAAGTGGCAAATCAAGTTGACTATTCATCATCATTTGTCTCCCATATACCTTCTATAGTCCAGTCGTGTCCATCATCAACTTGCACCCATTTTGTGTCATGCTCCTGTGCTATGCGCCATGCTGTGTCTTCATCAGCAGCTTCGATGGTAGTTTCATATCCCACATCCATCGTGGCAATTACTTTGTATTTAGGCATATCAATTCTCCTCTGGCTTCGGGTACATCCACTCTGCATTGTAGTAGATAACTTCCCAATTAATGCCAATGGTGGCATCGTGATTATGATCTAAATTATGTAACACCTCAAGTGCCTGTTCTCTGGTGAGCCATTCACACTCTTGCATTACATCCTCAACAGACCACACGATTGCCATTTCATCGTCTTGTAATTCAATTGTTTTAGGCATATCAATTTTCCTTCCATGCTTCAATCATTAAGTACACTACGACTACAACAGCGACAACCAGAAACCCAATGATGAACAAGTCATCCATGCCCACGTCAGGCATCTGGTTTTGTACGCACAGGATTGTGTTGCAGTTAAAAATCGTCATCGGTAATCGTTGTATGACAAGTGCTTTTAATCTTCTCCCACTCATCATCCTCTAGTTTTTGTTTGATTATTTCAAACTGGTCTACGATTCCATGCCACATTTCAGGCTTGTCATCCCTCATCTCCGGCATGGTGTGAAAAATCTCCAAGTAATCCTCACGTATTGCGTGAAGTTTCAACCTATCTTCTTTTGTCAAGTTTTCTACAGTCATCTAGTATCTCCTTCCTAATAAATAGCGTTTAATTCATCAGAAGTAAGATGTTCAAAGGCATTTGACGCAACCATATAGTCTATGTATTCATCTTCTTCAATACCTACACATTGCATCCAACAACCGCTTTCTTCCATGTCACCATGCTCATTAACAAAATCGGTGTAGTCCTTCAAACCATTTTCAGATGCTTGTTCTAAACTATTGTACACGCCCATCGTTTGCACGACAATATCTTCCGGCTCCCCATCCGGGGAATTGTAATAAGCATAGTTCAATCCTGCAGGTGACATATCACCCATTGTCATTACTTGCACAACGTATTTCATTTTCTTCTACTCCTCTGTAGTTAAAATCATTTGGTCAGTATCCAATATAAACTGCAAGTGATCTATAACTTGTTGGACATCATAATGCTCAACGCCAGCAAAGTCATACATGGACAAGTCTTTATATACGTTCACGTCAAACATTATGGGTATCTCCTACCTTGGTGCGCGGCTATTGCCTGTTCTTCGGGTTCATCTAAATCAAATGTGCGATTGAGGATAGTAACTCGCATGGATTGATCCTTAATACGCTGTTGCTTCCATGCTGGTGCTTTCTTACTCACCTTTTTTATACGCATCTTTTTCGTACTTACTCGCATTTTTTTCATCCTTCTGTCTATTGTAGTCCTTGCCACTAGGTTTTTGTTGCGGCCTGAACAGTCGGTTTTGTAGTAACGTCCTAGCTATAGGATTTACTCTTGTGGTTCTACTCATTGTCTATCTTCCACTGTCTTAACACATATTTTGCCTTGTTAATAAATTGTCTGGCCTGATCAGGCTTGTATGCTATACACTCTTGAGCATCAGACAAGATAGACATAGCCAGCATATAATGCCCACCAATAAAATTCATTGGGTCATTCATCATAGCTACCATGTCATCCTGTGTGCATCCATACATTACCATGTATTGCTTATCTTTTTCTGATAAACCACTAGCTTCAATTTCTTTCCATTTTATAGTCATTGTACCACCTTTCTGCGGCATTTTTTATCCTGTTATTATACTTGATAGCATAGCCAGTGCCAGCAGTCAAGTCACCTTGTGTAATTAAATGCTTGTGTATATGTTCCACACTGTCCCATTCATCCAATAGTCGCTTGGCTAGTGCATCATATTCGTCATCGTTTAATACTTGCTTGTCACAATGGTAGTATAGATAGCTAGACATCAGGTAGTAAGGCACTAGCTGGTTTTTATGTAGCATATCTATTCCTAGCGTGTTCATATCAATTCCCCAGTTTTTATGTTGATGGTAAACCCACCCACAATGTTTAAGGATTTAACTTGTGTAGCAGTCAGGCATTTTTGTTGCATCAAATGATTTACAATACACCTACTTTTTCTGTTGTCTGGGTAGTATCTTGACACCCCATAAACTTCTTTAACTGTAAATTCTAACATAGCATCTAACATAATACATTTTCCCTGTACTGATAACGATAAGAAGTGAGCAGTTTTATCGGTCATACTCAGGACTTTATAAGGCAGTTTATCCACGTGCCAAGGTGTCGCATCACTAGGTTACCGCACAGTGCGTCCGACCTAGTAATACTTCCCTAACACCCGACCTTTTTCAGGCTACGTGACAAGGGCATTTCTCCTTTTGTGTCTACGATTTTAGCGGTATTGCTAGGCTGTAGACGTTAACCTAGTCTATTTCTGTGAGGGCTAGACTATACCCACCTACATTTAGTTTTATGTCGCTGTAGGCTTAACCATGTTTATACTCATCCGACAAACTGTTTACGCCATCTGCATGACAGCAGTGACATGATACTTGCTAACTTTTTGTGCCGTGTCAAGTGCTTTGTTAGCACGATTACCAGCAACATAAGCACACCATGAATCCCACCAGTATTGCGAACCACCAGTGTCAATAGTCAATTGCACATAGTCAGCAATCTTTTTGAGTTTCAATTCGTGCTTGATACCCTTGGAAAACTTGAGTGCAGACCTAGACAATCCAAGCCTATCACAGTTATGGCTATCAATACACGCCACATTGAAACCTAGCATCTGTGCCACAAATGCAGCTTTGACAATGCCAAGGTTAGGCACGTTAGTCAATACATCTATAGCACCGACTACATCATCAGCTTTGATAGCTGCTTTCATGGCGGCATACAATACTTCTTTGTGTTCCTGTAGGTACAAGTAGCCATCACGCTTGTTACCCCACAAATACTTGCTAGACGCACCATTTACGTCAATATCTAGCATCTGATTATGTGTAGAATGTAGACTAGCCTGTATCGTAGTCAATACAAACGTAGCCATTCGCACTAGATTGTCAGGGTTTTTGAGTGCAAACCTAGCAATCTTTTTGTTATCTGTAGCGTACATTTTCTATTCCTCATTACTAAAAATTCTGGCTATCTCAGCCCATCCACCAATGAAACAGGCAACACTACCAGCGATAGCGTAGCCCCAGAATGGCGCACCAGTTTCATGTAGCTGAATGGAACCAAACAGCCCACAAATTGCACCTGTAAAAATCATAAACATTAATCCTGTGATATACAACATAATAGTCACCTCGTTGGTTTGTTGGTGTAGTTATGGGGTGCAATGCACTATGATAGCACATTGCAACCAAGGTTAAGCAGAAATAGCCCTTGGGCTAACAAAACGACCAGTAATAGGATCACGACCTAAAAGCAAATAGCTTTGGTGACGTGCCATCGATCCAACCTGTTTACCGTAACGTGTCTTCCCATTCTTAGAATTTTTCTCAGAACGCTGGAAGAACACATTGCCAGCATAGGCAGGGTTGATGTTTTTAACATTAGTAGTCAGGATTTTCTTAACAAGCATTTTCATCTCCTAGATGTTGGTTTTGGAATATGGGTATAAATAACATTACACCCCATAATCACACCAGTCAAGTACAAAGTTATGGGGTGACAATAAATATCTGGCACATTGCCTAGCATACCGTCACCCCATTGTTTTGTGTTGTTTCTCTCTCAATTTTCACCTGCCTTGCTATCGGCAGTTTGTACACCTATTGCGTCAGCGGCACATCCAAGGATAGCTAGGGCATCCGCGCTTTGTGTAGTTACTCATTGAGCCTTGATATAGATTTAATTTCTCGTTAGCACTGTAACGCATGGCTAGACAATACCCAAAACTAGCCTGTTTTCTTACGCCCCTTTACAATTGGTTACCCTGAGATTTAGCTATCTGCCCTTGTCGATCATACACTATCTGCCTTGGTAGCTAGTGCTGTAATCCGACTGGTTGCGTCAAGTGTGACACACTCAGTTGACCCGCGCTATGTCCGCGCATGGTATCGGTTCGCTAGGCTCAGTGGGATTTACCACGTCTTTGCCCTGTTTTTGGTTAGTGTCTCGCACTAGCAGGTTTTTATTAGGAACCTCGTAAACCGTCTTTTCAGTCTCATTAGGTTATTCGGTATTCAATTCGTAGTCAAGTCTTTTTTATTCGGTAGTCTATTCTTTTATTCTTTTGTGTTAGCCGAACGTTGCCGTGGCGATTATCGGTTATCTAACTTTATCTTAGCGGCCATGTGGAAACTTGCGTTTGTCTGGTACTCGCTTTTGATGATTAAAGACTAGACCAGATAAAAAATTAGCGCAACAAAAAAATGAACATTTTATAAACTTTTTTTGATTATCTAATAATTTCAATAAGTTAGATAGCAAATTAATTTGTTGATGGGGGTAGTATTGTTTTATTTCAATGACTTAGCAAATTTTTATTTTATATATATTAAAGTATATAGTTTATTTTGTGCATCGTCCTTTCATTTTCTGTAATTTTTGAGACTTTGGTTATTTTGGTGACTGTTTCAAAAGGCAATTGATAGGTGATCACTTATCTTTTAATAAATATCCCCACAAAATCAGACACTTGCGCTATTTATTGGTTAGTTTTGGCGGTTTCTGGCATTTTTTCTGATAGTAGCAGCCAAGAACAGGGGACGGGCAGGAGCCACGGGCGGGGTATACGTATATGTATACATAGAAATACACAGATCAGGTATTTTAAGCGTTAACCACAAGGGCAATAGACAATTATATATGCTCAAGTACTGCACAATATGCCTAAAAAATAGGCAAATAGGGTGGGCATAGGGACTATTTTAAAAATATAGATAAAGGGGGGTTGACAGACATAGAAAATTCTGGTATAATTATGTATAACTAGAACACACTAACAGTGTACACTAAAGTGTTTATTACTTAAACTATAAATACACTTAAATAAAGCACTTAAATGAAATTATATTTTTATTGCTAATACACTAAAGTGTAACACCTAAGTGACCCCCTCATATATAACTAATATCTGTGCCTAATAAAGAAAGTTCTTGACATTGGCAAAGAAATCTGTAAAACTATACACAGATAATGTACTTGATGCATTCTATGATGCTATCCGTACCAATACACTAGACCGTTTGCACATACCGCACAGCGATGTGTTCTATGTGCGTAATGCATTGGACACTAAGTTCGCCCCACGAACAT